GGGTTACGATAATCGTGGTGTCTCCAAAGGTAGTTCATTACCTGTTCTACAAATATGGCGCGGTCAGCATCGCCTTCCTGATTAGCGGCAACCGTGATTTTAGGATGATTTATCGCAACAGCGGGACCGATAACATTGACAGTGGAAAAAGCCAAATTAACAGAAATACGATCACTTTTAACTGTGCTAAGCCAACCATCCCTATCCCCCCAATAGGTTTTACCTCGATATATGTCAATCAACCGTCGCCACTTGTCGTCGTACCCTTCATCGGTACGCCAACGTTGAGCTAAACGAAGGCGGGTATGCACCTTTGCGTAACGTTCCGACTTCGTTTCTCTTGCCATTACCTAACCCAACTTTAAGCTCGTTCGGGGGTGTGCCCAGCAGCACGAGCTTCTGCAAGCACTTTCTTTTCTCGTTCCCTCATCGTAAGATGCTGCTCATCTTTGGGCAGCATCGCACGCATGGTTTCCCCCCTAGCGATTGACACTGACTTCAATCTAAGGCGACGATCATACAATTCTTCAAGTTCCGTCATCGGAACGTCCCCCCTACGTTCCTTGACATACTCCACAAATTCTTTGAAAGTTGCCCCGTTAGGGAGAACTGCCACTATCAGCTATTCCGAACAGAACCGTTAGGCTGTTTGGCGGAAGGTTCTACCCGACCATCAGTACCATGCTGATTCCGAGGGGTTTCCCTAATCTTCATCGCAGAAGCCTTAACGCCAGGATGTGCGTTATTGGTACCTTCAGAGATTCGGGCAGGCTGTGAACCGCCAGGACGGGCAGGGCCGTTGTAAAGCTGATTTGTATTCAACTTTGGTTGGGCACCCATTCCTGAGGCATTGTACTTATTTGGTTTGGACATTAAACGCTCCTAGCTAAAAGTCCTTACGTAAGAGTTCATACTGTCCCACGTGACGTGTGTACGCCAATACTATCCGTGGAAATATTATTCTTCGGTATTTGCCGATGCCACCAATCTAACGTAAACGTATCATCCACATTTTGAACATATTCGGGAATAAACGCATGTTTACGCATCTGATTAGCCAACGCCAACGACATAACACGATCATCATGTGGTGAACCTGACATCTGTCCGCGATCATTACGAGTAAAAGTACGCAATTCAGCGAACGTGTACTCATCATGCAAAATAAGCTCTTCATTTTTTAAAGCTTGAGCCAACTCATCAATCATCAAAGGCTTAGAAGTACGAGTAGTCAACCAACCAAACTCCTGTGACATTCTCTGAGTGGACTGATTCAAACTCCGCCGACGATACAAATTAGGGTAACCCAACTGACGAAGCTGCGTAATGGTTGTCAACCCGTGGTTGTTTGCCTCAACGCAACACAAAGCATTCCCATACCACAACCCAACACGATAAACCTCAGTCGCCAACTCGTCAGGAGGAATGCGACCATGCCAGATAGCTACCTGCTCACCATTCTTGGCATCTATAACCTGAATACAAGAATAATCACCATGACCTAAACCCTCAGCGGTGTCCACCCCAAGGACATACCCACTCCATCGTTCTGGCTCGCTCCAAACGGTCAACACCTGAACTCCAAAACATCTTTTTGAATCTCGTGCATATACCCCGTTTTCCCAGCACTAATGAAATGACGCAAGTTATCGAGAACATCCAAATCGAACACAGGATTTCCCGACCTAACAAACGCCTCCTCAGGGGTAGTCGGATACTCCTGTGCAAGCTGCCAAGGAAGCATTGAAGAAATTTTGCCCTCATACCATGACTCATCGCGATCCTCCGAGGCAGACCAAGGGAAAAACATCGGAGAAAAATTGTTATTCCCTGTTGCCGCACCTGTCCAAAGGTTATGAAAAAAATTACCAGAGCCATTAGCTGTACTTAGGCCAATGATCCGCCCTCCCACGTCAGCTACAGGCTCAATAGATGCCCACGCCTCCTCAGGGTTCGGGAGGAACGCCCACTCATCAACCACAATAAGTGTCGCTGATTCACCACGGGCAGGATCCGAAGCAGAAGGCATCGACGTAATCTGGCTTCCGTTGTCGAACCCCATTCGTTGCTGATGCTCAACCAAAGACTTAGGTCCACGTTCGACCATCCATTCAGGCATGTGCTTATACCCGTACTTCGTTTTACGCAAAAGCAGCACCGACTCCCGCTCTGTCCGCGACAAATCAATAATATTTTGATCGTCCCTAAAAAACGCTAACCAAAATTGGTGTGCAGCGACCAAAGTCGTCCACCCAATCTGACGAGCCTTCAGGGTAAGCGAATACCTATTTGCGGACCATTCTTTAAGAGCTTTCGACTGAGCCTCACGTAAGACAAAAAGAACACGCCCATAACCAGGGTGAGCGATATGCCAATAATTCTCAAGAAAATACTTTTCACTTTTCTGACACTTTCGCCACTCTGCCTCTTGCCGAAGCTCACTCAAACGACCCACTAGCAACCCATATCTTTCCTAAGACGCTCCCAAACAACCCACTGACCCTCGGTCCACGTATGATCAATCGTATTGTAAAGCTGGGAACACTGAGGGCCATACCCCATATCCGCAAGCAACGGAGGAGGCTCCTCCACCTCACTCCCACTAGACCACAGCACCATCACACCGCTGACAGCGGCAATCAGAGCCACCACAGCAGCACCAATCGCTGCAACAATCTTTTTGATCGCCTTCGACCAAACATCCGCCGTTTCCGCAACATCCTCTATCGTCATAACAACCCCCTACTGGCATGAATCACACACCTCAATATCTTCCAAACCGCAATATCCCAACGGCTCATCATCCAAAAACGGATCAGTCAGGAACCCAGGCCGCTCACCCATCAACTCAGGAAAATCCTCAAGAACCTCAACCAACGTCCTCCCATCCTGCAACTCCGTCATCCCTCAACCATCCTTAAAGTAATCGCCTCAGCTTCCAACGCAGAAGCAAGTTCCTCATCACTAAAGAGCGAAACGTCCCGCTCATCCTCAACAGCAACCTTCCGCTTCGGAGTGAACTTATCTATATATTGCAAATACAACGAAGCCGCCTTCACATCGCCAGCAGCAGCCTGCTGCCAGAGCGCATCTATGACGCTCTGAACCCTTTCAGGGTTGATGTTCAGTTCCGCTGCACGTCGATCCCATTCTTTAATGAACCGTTGGTCACGTTTAATGCGTCTTACGGAATCTTCGTGGATCTCGTTTTCTCGCGCCCAGTCGCGTTGTGTGGCTGGGGAGCGCTCTGGGCCGCGGAGCAGCCACTCTAATAGTTCTTTCCAGAGTTCTGGCATTTGTTTTTCGCCCGTGTCTGGATCTGCCGCCCATCCACGGCCTCCACCATTCTGTGCCATTGATATCACCTCTACTTGTATGCGTTAATGTCCCATTCGGACAATAACATATTTGGGACGAGGGGTTCTACTAGTAAACTACCTGGTACCTAGAACTCATCCCCCGCCCCCCAGGCGGGGGATGGTACTAGAACCTTAGCGCAGACAGAGCCAAGAAACAAAAAGAAGCTCCCAAGGCCCCCGTAGCCCCGATTTTAAATCATAAGACGATTTGGCTATGCATATCTATACATGTACATGGGCGAAGGGGGTACCCCCCGAGGGGGGTCGGGTCGCGGGTGTCCATGCGGGCGTTGCTTCGCGCAGGGGATGGACCTCGAACTGGCCTCCAGCGGTGCGCACACCTGCGAAGAATGCCCGTCAGACGGACCGCTGGAAGAGTTGCCAACCGACCGCTGAAAGTTGGGGGGCTTAATTACCCCTTTCTTCGAAAGGGGATAATTAAGTCCCCCAAAGAAAGGAAATCCGATGGCGAAAACCACGGTGGCTGCCCTTGCAGCTGAAGTTGCTACACTCACCCACGTACTTGCTGAGCTTGCTCAGCATGTGCAGGCGATCGAGCAGGCGTTGGAGACCCCAACTCCCGAGCCGAAGCCGAAGCCCTCGCGTAAGCCGAAGGCTGCGAGCGTGAAGGACTCGAAAGCGGCCAAGAAAGAGGCCAACAAGTTGGCCCACCGCCAGTTCAACGCCTTCTACGGGCGTGGCGAAGCTGCGAAGGCGAAAGCTGCCATCCCAGCAAGCTGGCGCGAGAAGGAGTACTACGCCACTCGCTTGGCGGAAATCAGCTAACGCAGGCATGTGTGGGCGGGCGTGAAAGCGCCCGCCTCACGCTTGTGTTTATCCCTTGCGGGTAGGCACAAGCGTGGGGCTAGTTCCCTACTGCACACACGTGGTGTGCTGGTGAGAGAGAGGAAAACACGTGGAAAATTTACGATCCACAGGTACACAGGTGATGGCTCATCTGCTCGGTACACGTGCTGTTGCATGTTTGACCGTTGTGGTTGAGTTTGACACAAACCTGAATGCGAGTGACCACATACCGTCACTCGTTAGGGAGGCCGTCATGCATGAGCTTGGCGGTGACATTAAGGCTGTCGCGTGGTATGAGTCAGGCGAGGAAGCAGCCGTTGAGGGTACACGTATGTATGAGGATGCTCAGTGCATCTTCTACATCTGAGCGTGTAGGGAGGAATATACATGTATGAGTTACTTGGTAAGTCATGCGCGGACGAGGCTGAGTACGACCTGCGCTTGGAGCGATTCCAAGCGTGGGTAAGTGCCCATCCGTTTGCGTATCGGACTCCGAACCTGTCGGTTCCAGCGTGCATAACGTATGTGTTCGCTGACCGTTACGAGCCAGGCGAGTGGGAGTTGTTGAAGCTCTTGGGCTATGACAACCCTCAGCGTAGGCTTGGGCGTGTTGAGGAGTTCAGCGAGGATCTCGCGAATGAGATTCCGCAGATCAGGGATCACCGAGCGCGTTCACGTTGGCATGAGGAGGATTACCCAACGTATGCGCTTAGTCGTCAGGCATACTTGAAGGATCCTGCGGGTGTGAACCGTGGGCTGAGATTGGAGGTGTGAGATGGAGGTCTCATACGAGGACATTAAGCGTGATTACGAGCCTAAGAGTGCGGGCTTTTGTGGTCATAAGAGTCATCAGGGCGGAAGTGTGCGTGCTTTCCCGTTGGAGTATTTCTGGCGTGAGGACAATGCCACGATTGTCTGCGATTGGTGTCTCCACGACGCGCAAGCGTGTGGAGACAGCCCTGAGATTGAGGCGTACTCGTTCGAGGAGGAGGAGACACGCTTCTTCATCGGAGGGACACGCTTACATGGGCAGACTTGGTTTGG